TTAAATAAAGAACTACGCTGTATTTATTAACATTATTCTTAAAAATTGAGTATATATTTTTTCCATACTCTCAGCTTTTAAAAAAAATCCAATTTCCCAGCGCAATTCTAAAAATTTTACTGCGTTTCGGCAATATCTTGTAAATAAGACAACATATTGCCTGAGTATTTCATACGACCAATATGCACCATATTAATATTTGGATCAACCCAAACCTTGCCGCCAATATCTTGCCAATATCTACAAAACCCATAGTCTTCAGATAAAAATCTATTTCTATGGAGGTCAATGTATGAATTAAAAAATGCGTAGGTGTATTGCTTTTCTTTCTCTGTTAAAGAGCCGGTATCATCATCATATTTAAGATTTGGATATTCTTTCATCAATTTCTCAAAGCATGCTCTTTTAATTAACATAAACCCGGTTCCGGCATCAAAAATTTCTATTGCGCCATTATCAACTTTCAAAGTTACTTGATCTTGGCTTTTTACTGGATTAACAACAAACCTTAAACTTTTTGACATTAATTCGTCATAGCGGATATCTTTGACAACAGCATCATGCTTTACCTTTTTCCAATTAATTTCCTTAATTGGGTAGGAACCAGTTATAATTTCTTTATCGTGCCATAACAATTTAATAACATCTTCTGGTTGGAAACCAATATCTGCATCAATAAACATCATATGAGTAAATTCAGAATTAGCCAAAAACTTGGCCGCAATGTTGTTTCTAGCCCTAGAAATTAAACTATCAGTTATCGTTGAAATAGCAAATTTAATTCCACGATCTCGGCAATACATTGTCATTTTAATTATTGACATAAATGTTGCTTCGCTTATTTGTTGATCATAACAAGGGATAGCAAACATTATATACCATGATTCAATCTGTTCTTTTTCTATAGTTATATTTGTTGATTCTACATCTAATTTTGTCATATACTTAGTATACATTCCTTTCGGGGTAAAATCCGTTTTTTATAATAAATTTTGTTTGCATTATCCGCCAGTTCCAACTTACTAATTATGAGCTTTTACAGGTTTTCTAATGTGAAATCAAAGTTTTCGCCAGATTGCTTTTTAGTTGAATAAGTCGGAGAAAATTTTCCGGTATTATCATCATACAAAGATACTGTGCCAAAATCTTCCAAATCATCATATTTTTCTGAATCAATGTCAAAATTTAATATCTCTAGATCTATCTCATTATCTACCATAATGTTTGAAGCAGCAGCAAATACCGAGCCGGCCAAAGCATCAGCCATATCTTTAGAACCACTATTTGGGTGGTCAATTCTATTATTAGAAAATAATCTCAATTTTAACAATTCATCTTCAACCAAATGGTTATCCCAATAACCCCGCAATCTAGTGTCGTATATTGCGGTCATTAAAGTATCATAATCGGTTTTCTTTACGCTATGAAAATCAGCGTTTACTCCTAATGCTCTAAGACTTTGAATCATCTCAACAGATTGCCATCTATCAAAAGTAACTAAGCCGACATCAAACCTTCTGCACAAATCAATAATCATTTGCCTTACTGAAGCAAAATTAATTTCTTCACCAGGCTCTGCTTGCCAGGAATAAATTAAATCAACATTTATTACCGGCAATTTCTCAACGCCCATAGATGTTTTAATTTCTGTTATACCAGAACAATGCGTCATGCATAAAGCTGATCTATCTCTTTTTAATCCCAAGTCAACATGGATAAATCTTCTATGACTATCTGAATTATTAAACCATGGATGAAATCGCCCTTCTTCATCCAAAGGATTGTCTGCATAATTAAAAGCTTTTCTAACTAAATTTTCATCTCTAAAATAAGCATCTTCCATACTTGGCGGCTCACACTCAAATCTTGCTTTTGCTTCAATCGGATTCCTAATGTATTCTGATTCCAATTGCTCTCTTTTAATTGTAGGATTAACTTCCCAAGTAGCAGCTTTAATTGTCCAAGTTTTTGGCTCTTTCTTTTCTCTAGAGTTATAATATCTTTGCTGAATGAAATCACCTTTATATCTAGGAAACGACAAAAGAATAACTTTACCTACTTCTGGGAAACGAGACATCACCGATAATTTACTCATATTATAAATTGCGGATGCAGAACCTTTTGCTCTAGTATCACCTTTCAATTCAGAATCGGTTTTAAATGCAGCAATTTCGTCTAAAACAATTGTTAATACTTCATAACCTTCCCAACCTTCACTTTCCGAGTGACCGGAGAATAATCTTACTGGCCGGGAAAAGAAAAATATTTCTGATACTCTTGGTTCAAAACCAACACTATTAAAGTAAGGAGAGCTTAATAATAAATTTTTTAATGGTTCAAAAAATACCCTTTGGGCTTGCTGCGCATTTACGGCCAAATTTAATAAATCTATATAAACACCATGAGCCTTTCCGTAATAACCTAAAGGATCTCTCAAACAATGTAGCAAATATGACGCATAAGCAATAGATATTCTGCTACAATGGTCTTTCCCACTACCCTTACCGAGCATACAAATGACTTCATTATCAGTATAATTATTATAATATTTAGTTCCTTTTTCTTCACCCATTAATTTTATTAAAGTAGGCTTCCGAAAGATTTGAGTACTATGTCTAACAATTTCAGTTTGAATTTCAGAAAGGTCTGGCAGCCCAAGATATTTTTTATCTTTAACAAAAACTTCAATAGGAACTGGTTCTTCAACAAGTTCATCTTGTTTCAAAAGTCTATCAAAATCTTCAAACTCAAGATTAACGCCAAGATAATCAGACATTATAATAATTCCAGATTGTTACCAATAGGCAAAAATAGTGGTCTCAAATTCTGGTTAGCGCCAGTAATGGGGGAAAGTAGTGGTCTCAAATTCTGGCCACTGGATGTAATGAGGCAAAGAGGTGGTCTCAAATTCTGAGCTTTTATTTTAATAGCGAAAACACTCTGTCTCAAATTATGAAGCATTTTATTCCTCCGCATCTATAACAACAGATTCTTTACCCATAATTTGAAAAGCAATTTCCAGTTCTCTTCTTACTTCTTCAGCAATTGACGGGTGCTTGGATATAACATCACGCAAAATTTTTGAAAGTATTTGATTGACATTTTCGGCTTTTTGCATTCTCTGAATATATTCAGTATCGGCCTGATTGCCACCACCCATAAGTTTATGCAATTGAGCTTTCTTGGTTGCAATCTCGCCGGCTAATTTAATCGCCTGTATTCTTGCAGCAACCATCCCATGATCGGTTGCAATGTTTATTGTCTCCCAAGCTTCTTTGCTTAATTCATCAAACTCTTGAAGCGCTTTGAGTGTGTTGAACTGTACTCTTTCAAGAAAGTATGGATCTTCTTCTGCACTTCTGTTTAAAAATAGTTTATATTCTTCAATATATTCCTTAACTTCACCAGGACTTAAAGTCATTAATGTTGCTATTTCGCTTTTTGAATAACCTTTTACATAAAGTAGCCCAACTTCTTCTATGTCTTTAATTTTTTCTACAAATGTTTTTGTTTTAGTAATTTCAGAATTTGTCATAAATAACGATCCTATTCTTCATTTTCATATTGCCTAAACGCAATTTCTCCGCCGGCCTCTGACGCTTCTTTTGTTAAATTTTCTAATGTCATGCCGTGTTCTTTGACATAATGGACTCTGTAATTAAACCAACCCTGAACAGCCTTCCACATCTTGTCATCAGTTGTTTCCTGAAGTTTCATCATTTCATCAATAGTAAGCAAAAAACTTAAAACACCTAATGGCATATACACAACAGTATCAAATGATTTATCTTTGTTTTTAGCAAATCTTTTTAATAAATCCTGAAATTGCATTACCAAATCTTTAATGGGTTGCCCAGTATAAAAATCAATATTGCCGTAAGCATTTCTTTCCCGAGGACAATATTCATCAACGCCAGTAATCGTGCCAAAAGAACGACATACCAGGGGTCTATAGCCATATATAGTACACCCACCTTTATAAAAGGCACAGTGCCGTTTAGTTTCTCCACCCCATGTCCAATCAGGATCACTGAGAGCTTCTATAAGAGATTCTTTAACAGAATTAAACCATTTATCGGCTTCATTTTCGCCTTTATTTTCAAGAATCAAATAATATTCTTTGTTTAAATTATAAGCAATATTCGCACACTCCATCATTGGTAAAATTAAACCTATCGTGCAGCATTTTCCAGAACCCAGGCATTTAAATTTAGTTTTATTTTGCTTTGCCTCTAAAACCCGAACTTGATTATAAACCATATCAAGTTCAGTAAATAAATGTATATCACCCAGAGTTACTGATTTCCTCATTTTTTCCCCATACTTTTTTTCCTAGCCATGTTCATCTTTCTTTGCTCTCTTCTTCTAGATTCAACTAATTTTTGCATTGGTGACTCTGGTTTTCTAGAGGCGGTTCCTTTATTAAGGTTACGCCCCTTGCCCCTGAATTTCAACAAATCATATTTTTTACACCAGTTATAAAGAGCCTGCGGGGTGATCGTAATGTTATATGTTTGGTTTAAAAGTTTAACAATATCTGTTAAATTCATACGCTTTTTCACATAATGCTCGTAAAGCCAAGTTTTATCTTTATAAGGGTCTAAAGTCATTTTTTACCTACCATTAAATAATACCATAATGCAATACCGATTGCGTCTACTATATCATCATCACCAATATTATCAACCAAAAAATATTTTGAAACTATTTTGTTTACGCGATCTTTTCTTTCCTTTTTCTTTTTTGATTCAAAAGAACCCTTGCTTTTGTCATTCTTTAATCTCTCTTTATCGTGCTTAGAAAGATTAGTGTACCCAATACCCCTTTTCCAAAGCATAGGGTTAATATCCATAACTTTATGGCAGTGTCTGGACAACACGCCCCATGTGTAGCCTATTATATAAGATATAATCCTGCTTGTTTGAAAATTCTGTATATACACTGATTGCTCAATTACAGCGACAGATGGCTTATATTTAGAGCAAACATCCGTCAACCCGGAGAATATCTGATCAAATTTAATAGAAATATCAAGAGTTTTAGTTAATGATATCTTGCCATATGCAATTAATTCAGGTTTACTGATATCAATTACTGCCCAACCCAAAGAATGAGATGATGGATCTATTGCAATTATCCTTTGCGGATTTTGCGATAAAGAAATATTTTTTAAACTCATTGGTTAAGCTCTTTATTAAGCTTGCCTTCATCCCAACCCCAACCAGCCAATCGTTTAATAAATCTTTTTTGTTTATGAAGTTCACAAATATTTTCTTTATTATAAGAAGAAAGAATTGTAGTACAATTTTTTACCGAACAAATTCTTTTTTTATTCTTGTTTTTCTTTTTGTCATGATAAGCAGCCAGCAATCTATCATTAGTTACTAAACGCC